AGCAGCTACTGCTCCAACTATTGCTGCTGCAGCTAAGGCCGAGGATACTCTCCAAACATTAGGTGGAAACTTTACACAAGGTATCGGTGAGTTACTACAATATACTGGTATTATTCCTGAGCCGCCTGGTGGCGGCACAGTAAAATATTCACAGCCAGATCCCTTACAAAAACAGCGTGAACAAAAAGCACAGCAGGTTGTTAAAGAAGCACGAGAAGCATCTGCTGAACACCCTGTAGCTGGTTTTGCTGGAAGTGCTACTGGTTATATTGCTCCTTGGTTAGCTGGTGGTATTCCGGGTCTTACTTCTAATATTATGCAAGCTGGTGCTGAACAAAGTACGGCTGTTAAAGCATATGGTGGTACTGATGAGGAGGCTCTAAAGTCTGGTACAATTGCTTCTGGACTGAGTTATTTAGGTGGTAAGATTCCACTACAATATGGTTCTCCTGCACTACAAAGGGCTGTCCCATCTATCGGTCCTCGTACAGCAACTGCTATTACTGCTGGTGGTACTAATGCTATTCTTGCTGGTGGTGAAGCACTTATTCAGAATGAATTGCTAAAAGCCTACCCAGAATTACAAACAAATCCTCTAGCTGCCGCTGGTTTAGGTTTCGCACTTGGTGGTGCTTTTGGTGCTATTGCAGGTAAAGGTACAAAACCGTTAAGCAAAGCAGAAGAAGCAGCCATTAAAGAGTTTGATGTTGAACCAACACCAGAGGTATTGGCAAAGCGAATTAAGGAAGGTAATCTCCGTGCTTTGCATGGTATTGAAAATGATATTCATGCTACACATGAGCGTAGTTTTAATACTGAGCAACAGCTAAATCGTGTTCGTCAAGAAATTGAAACATTAAGCGGTAGTATTTTAAAATCTGATCCAGAAACTCGAACTAAGCTATTAGAAGAACTAGAGCAAAAGAAAGCACGAGAAGAATCTCTTAGTACACGGTTAAAAGAGGATGAGCTATTAACTAATCGTAATGAAATTGCTTATAGAGAATTAGCTGAAAAGCTTGGTGTGCCATATGTAGATCCAGTTACTCGTGCTCAAAACTATAAAGTTCAAGCACATGGTGCAAAATCAGTACGTGCTACTAAAAGGGCTTTGATTTCTGAGTTCCGAGCAAAGCAACAAGCGGATAAGGTGCGCCAAGCAGATTCATCTGGGCAAGTAGATACACCTCTACATGATACACCTACTTTTAGCGGTGTGCAAAAGGCTCTTAATGACATCAAATATAAAAAGATAGATGACACCCGTTTACCACGCCGTGGTGTATCTAGCTTTGGGCCTAAGTTTGGGCCTAAGCAAACACCAGCCGGCACAGGCCATAGGCCTGTCAATACAACATCACCATTTCAGTCTAGTGATGAGGTAGTTGCTGCTCTAAAGGGTAAGTTTGATATTGATCCTGTGTCTGCTGATTTATCTAATGCAGATGTACGGCTTATGGATAGTGCTACTCCACTGCTTCAGAAGATAGCAGCAATGAATAACCCAGCAGTAACTTATGCTGTTAATGTTATTTATAATGCACGGAATCGTGTTGTGGCTCTCCGTAATAAGATCCTTGGTGGTGAAGGTGAGGTATTTAAAAAACGTAGTTTACTTACTTCATTTAAGTTTGTTGCACATAAAACATCATTTCAAGTATTGGCTAATAAATCTAGTCCCAAAGATTTCTTTGATGTTAGTGAGGTATTTCTTAAAGGTGAGAACCGCTTAGACTATGAGTCTAATCTTCGGACTAATGGTAGCCATCTAACAGAACACCAGAAAGATCTTTACCGATCTATTGCAAAAGTATACGAAGATACTTGGGCAGCAATGAATGATTTCCAGCTAGGGATGGGTAAGAAACATCTCATTCCAAATAAGCTTGGTTATATTGCACCAATTCGTAGGGGTGATTACGCCGTTACTATTAAGGGTGGTGTTAATTATGCACGAGGTTTCTCAATTGGTGAGGATGGTGTTACTCGTAGCATGGATATTTCTGATACTAGTTATGTCCAAAGATTCTTTACTTTGAAAGAAGCTAATGAGTTTATAGATAGCTTTAATCTGCTGCCAGAAAACATCCGTAATGGACAAGTTGCTACTCAAGTGGAGAAGATGCCACAGATTGAGAATCTATTTCAATTGGATCTTATTCAAGGCATGCGGGACGCGGCTGTAGAAGCTGGTGCTGATTCATCTGTTATTCAGCGTATGAACCAAATGATTAAAGACGCTGCTGAAAAGGGTGGCACTATTGGATCACACCATAAGAAACAGATGGGGTTTATTGAGGGTGGTAAAGGAAGGGAATTGTTTGCTTCTAAAAAGCAGCAGGGCAACTCTTTCCGTGAAAGTATTATTGACTACGTTAAAGAAACTACTCGTCAAATTGAAAAAGCCGAAGTACAAACTAGGCTGGATGATCTAATTAATCATCCTGAGATGAACCGGTTTCCAAATACAGTAGAATTTATTACTAGTATGAAAAACTACCACATCAACTCTGACCCAGATAATCCTTTGGATGCAAAAGGTCTTAAGGGTTTGTTGGACGAGTGGTGGACAGACCTTAACCATGCTTTTGGTCGTAAAGGGTATCACCCTAAAGCTCATGTCTCTGACAGTGCATTAGGTAAAGCTACCCATGCATTTTACATACAGGTTTTGACTAGCCGCCCATCTTTCATAGCATCACAAGGATTAGCTTTCACTGTTTCATTTAGATCTCTGGTAAAGGATCAGGGATTATTAGCTGCTCATGTAGATATAGCCAATGGTTTTAATCGCTTCTTAATGAACGATACACAGCTATTTGACTACTTCAAATGGGCTAGGGATAATACATCCGCATTACATCCAGAGTTTATTAATGATTTAACAAAGTTTGGAATGTTTGATCGTACTGGTCCTTGGGTGCAAAAGCTTCTTGGGTATTTAACTGGAGAAACCCCAGCTGCTGCTTCGGACTCATTCTCTCGTGCTTTAACTTCATCATTTTTCTTAGAGCACTACCTTAAAAAGGGATTAAGAGGCGAAGAACTATATGTAGCAATATCCAAAGCTACTGATGAGAATATGGTTCAATATGGTAAAGCTTTTAAAGCCCCAATATATAGCCGTTTAGGAGTTGTTGGTGACCTTATATCGCCTTTAGCTTCTTTTAACCATACGTTCTTAGTGAACTTTGCAAACGATTTAGCTCACTTTAAACGTAATCCATCCTATCAGGCAGCATTACCGGCTATGGTAACATTAGTTACTTCTTTGGCAATGGGTGGTGCTTTGGGTGTACTTGGTGCTGCTGAGATTGAACTTTTAATCCATGCGACTAACTATCTACTAGAAAGGGCTGATGTAGATTACCGTATTCCAACCCTATGGGAAACAGTTTTAGGCTCTCCAACTACTGTTTTGTTTGGTACAGAAAATAAAGCCATAGACAGAACTTTATCACATGGTATCCCATCTGCTAGTACATTGCTTATTTCTGACGAAGGTTTTGACATTGGTTCTTCTTTACGTTCAAGGCCTATCGTAGCAGAAATTGTTACTGGTGATAAGAATTGGGCATCTATGGTTCCTGTTCTTCCTTGGGCTGCTGATTATGGTGGTGCTTTGTATGATGCAGCATTCAACAGAGAAAAATTAACACCGGGTGAACGTAGAGAAGTGGCCCGTAAACTTGCTCCGGGGTGGACTTTTGGTTTTGTTGATGCAACCAAGTTTGATTCTTTTGGTACTGGGCCACAGCTACATCCAAAGAATGATCCTGATTTAGAGAAGTCTAAAGAACGTGCTATAGCTAGGTTCCTAGGTACTAGAACAATTGAAGAGCATAAAATTAAGTTTGAGCGTCACTTGAACAAACAGATGACTAACAAACTCAATGCCGAGGCACGGACTATAATTAACAGGCTTGCTTTAACTGGGGACAGCCTAACGCAAGATCAGGCAAACCAACTTATTGAAAAACTCTCAACTAAGTACGGTAAAAATCCCAAAGATGTTTTTAGTGCTATTAAACAAACACTAGATAAAGCTTCGGTTTCCTATGAGGAAATGCCTTTTGGAAAGAGTATGACTCTGCCAACTCAACAAGAACTTAATGTCCAAGGCCGTTATCCCGGCCAAGGATTTGATATAGAAGGAGAGCAATAACTATGGCTTATACAGTAAAGCGGGGCGATACTTTATGGGATTTGGCACAGGCATATGGAGTTCCTTTACAGGAACTTCTTTCCCAAGTTCCAGAAAATGTTCGTAAAGATCCTCGTAAACTTATGCCCGGAATGCAGCTTAATATTCCGGGGGCGCAAAGTCCACAAGCACAGAGCATGCAGCCCAGAGCACAAGCTTATCACAGGGAAGTTCCCCCACTACCTTCCCCTGATGGTGGACGACAAACACCTCCAACTAGGTGGGAGACTTTTAAACAAGTAGCTCCTGGTCAGGCCATGAAAATGCTGGAAGGAACGCCGCCAAGCATGGCGGCTAGTGGGTTAGGTCGCGGGCTTTCTTATCTTTATGGAACCGCAGCTCGTAACAAACATCCACTAGAAGCTATTGGTGCTACTGTACAAGATGCATACTATGGTGCTAAAAACCACTTGGGTAATCTTTATGGCAAGACTAGCGGATTTATGGACGCTGTTCGTGGTCATCCTACTGCCGCTGAACGGCGTATGGTTGACAATATGTTCGTAACTCCTAACCCTGTACCAACTGCAGCCAAAACAGTAGACGATAGTTATGCCGTATTAAACCCACGTCAGTTTGCAGTCCGTAGCCGTATTGACCGGTTACGTGAAGGGGTGCAACCACTGGAGCCTGATATGAGCAGGATGAGTGGAAATGTATCTTTAGGTACATTAGAAAAACTATATCCAAGGCCAAGTCCTGCATGGCAAGGTACTGATCCTGCATATGCTAGGGGCTTACAACGGTATATAGATGAGGAAAGAGGTCTTCGTAAACCTAATTCTGATCCATATAGTTATGCTGGTAGAAGTGATGTTAGATCTACTCCAGATGAATACTACGATTTCTTTATACGCAACCTCAATAAATAAATAAAAAAAAAGCCCGGTCCTCTTGCGAGGCCGGGCTTATCTTTTTAGCTATTTAAAAATTGTTATTATTCATGTCTTCAAATGTAAGTTTAATATTTACATCTGGCAACTCTTCATATTTAAAGTTAACACCAAACTTTTCTGTATCAACTGTCACTGTATCAGATAAGGTATTATATAGGTCAAGGATAGCTTCTTTAAACTCCATTACACAGCACCCCCAGTTACAAAGCTATCAATAATATCCCAATAAGTAGTAAGTAGATGCCATTCAAAATCATATTTTACATTCTCTAATTTCATATTATTTCCTTTAATAGATTAAATCTCACAAGATCCTGCGGTACAAGCAAGCTGCTGTGCACCTTCAGTATTATCTTCAGTCTCTACAAAATCATCCCAAGTAATTTCATGGTCTAAGTGATTATTCATATTGCTTAGAGCAAGATATTGGAGATCAGTAATATCTTCATACGGTGCTTGTTGGTATGTATGATCGCTAAATGGCAGGAAAGATACTCCACTCATTTCATCAAAATATTTATATACCCAAGCACCAACATCTACCCACTCACTATCTTTTACAGAAATAGTAACAGAGGGTTTATGCTCACACCAATGCCGTTGATATGTTAGCCACAGTTCTAGTTGTTCTATAGCAGTCATATCTGTACGACAAACAGCACCTTCTGGAGCTTTCATTGCAAAGCTAAATACTGCTGTGCTTTCTGGACGGAAAGCTTCGTCTTCACAAGGAACACCTTTATCTTTTAAGTACTGATAAATAGGATCCTTTTTATCCATCCTGATACGGCGTAAGTAATATGGATTGTGTCGAGCATGAATACCAGAAGCACTATCTACAAGCTGGCTAACCGTACCAGAAGGTTTAACGCAAGTAATAGATGCTGATGCTGGGATACCCAGTTCATTAGCCCAATGCTCGTTTACCTTTCTAGCGTGGTCTCGCAAGCTTTCTAGTAACTCTTTAGTTGGGTTTGCCATTAACTTGTTATCAAGGATACCAGTTAGTGACACACCGAGCAATCGTTCTGCCTCTGTATTCTTTTTCCAGTCTTCACTAAGAAACTGAAAATCAGTAAACATAGACTGCACAGTCCCTAAAATAGTTGCTAGTTCTACTTTCTGTAACAAGGTTTCTTGTGTGTCAGTTGCTCTAACAACTACTTCTGTAAGATTCAAATGTATTCACTACAAGTCGTTAATTTGTAGCAGGGATATGGATTAAAATCCATTTTGACTCCTAATTAATTATGTAATACATATATTATAACATAATTCAATTCAGTTGTCAGTACCCATCTGCATATCCCTATGCAGTTTAGACTATATCATCACCTTTCGGTGCCGTGCGCTTCCACTCACTTGAGTGTACTCCTTGCGGATAGTCGTTGCCCCCGATTTAACTTGGGTCAGGATTGTCTGTTCTAGATGTTCCCTGAGTTCACACGGTTTTAATTCTGCCATCAATTAACAGAACTGTTTGTCTTGCAGAATAATTTCACTACATGGGTTTGTACCATAGCTTGCTGTTTTGCTACGGCGACCCCATCGAGCAGCTTGTTTCTGACTAGCATCTCGATTAAAGATACCTCGTTCACCACTCTTACTTTTAACCAGTGATAGCCATTCTTCCATGAATGTTTCTGCATCTGGCTTTTCTGTATATACGGCAGAATTATTTGCTAGGCTTCGCCAAGAAGCATCATTCCACCAAGCTCCTGACTTACATTCACGCATACGACGATCAGATAGGTTGGACAACGAGATAAGGGCACTGCGTCGTACACCACCTACCACAACAATCTCACCTACCATACACATGATGTCATGTACTTCTAAGCTGTGGAGTTTTCGTCCAACGGCTCCTTTGAAGATGTTAATAGTAAAGTCGAACAATTTTCGCAAAGGCTCAGGGCCAGAGGCTCGTCCACCAAAAGTCTTAAGTCGTGCTCCCGCTGGCCGTATACGCGAGTAATCAATCTTTGGGATGTCTCCGTCATACAATGCGGACATGAGTTTTTTAAATGCTTTTGCCCATCCAAGTTTACTATCTCCTACTACAATTGTATCGTCTACTTCTTTCATTTGTTCTGGAACTGTTGGTAGGTTAGCAACCTCTTGTCGCTCACAACTAAATCCAACGCCAGTACCATTCATAAGAATGTAGAGTGCTTCACTAAATGCTCGCTTATTATTTACAGCAAGATAACTACAGTTATATGCTGCAATGTTATCTCTATCGCAAGCGTCTCCAGCAGTCATCATAGCTCGCATAGATGGCATAATATCTAAGCCAAGAATTGCTGGTTTTACTTTGGTTTCTAGTATTTCATTAGCTTGTGGCGCTTTCTTTTTATAATACTCTACCAACCTAGTAACAGTTTCATTCCAGTTCTCACGACGATTCTCCTTCTGTAGAAACCGTGCATATCGACTGCGATGAATAATGTTTTGGTATAGAGTGGGTAAACTTTCTAAGTTCGTCATTAGCTTCCTTTTCCTGCTGTAAAAATATGTTAAATCGTTTCTTAGATGCCTTGGAAGTTTCATCTGAAAGTCTATTATTATTGTTATTATTAGTAATAATCTTCTTCTTCTTCATTGTCACCATCAAACTCGTCATACTCTTCAATAAGGTAATCAAGTCTATTAGATATATAATCTTCAAAACGATTTACAATATCTTCAGAACGTATTTCCAATACTTCTACTAAAAGAGTTTCTTCTTCTTGTTTTAGTTTATCAAGTAACTCATTGTAAGTCATTGCCATAGGTATTATGCTTCATAAATATAAGGCTGATTAAATGCCTCTTTAAGTTGTTGGCTCAATGATTTTTCTTGCCGTTGTAGAATAAGTGTCTTAAGATATACAGCTAGATCAAGAGCTTCTTCATAGGCATGTTGAATCATATCTTCGTTTGTGTCTTGATCTAAGTATTTGTTGTACTTATGAGCACCAAACTCATTACGATCTAACATATCCTTTATTACTGCATTCCAACTAGACATTTTAGACATTATTTGCTACCTTAGTAAAGCCAAATGAAAGCATACCCCAAACAAGGGCTGGTGGAAGTTTATTTTTTTCTGAATATTCTATAAGTTCAGCTACTTTTTTCTGAAACTCATTGAGTACTTCTTTAGTAAGTACAATATCATCGTTAAACATTTTCGTATTTCTTTCGTAAGTATTTTAAGCTAACTGCCATATGATCGAACTCACCATTGTTGACTTCATGTAGCATGTGAATACCTCTGAAGTGATTGTTGCCTTGTGGTCCTAAGTAATCTTCCTGGTGTTCATAACAACATCCAGCAAACATACCCGTTACACGGCTACCATCACCCCGATATTCTGTGTGTACTTCAAAGTTCTGTACATGTCCCATTACACAAGACATATGTTTCTTTTGTACTAATACACGAGCAGAAGTAACAGGCCTACCAAGAACGCCAGAAGTAAAGAAATGGCTATAAGCAATTCCGTCGACAATGACTGGTTCAAGATACGGATATACTTCCCAACCAAAGTCTTGATATAGTAGATCTTCAATTGAAATTGTTCCATCAAGTTTTGCATCTGTTTCGATAACTCGGTTAATGCGGTTCTCATGATTTCCTAGTGTAAGAATTAATCGGGGGAGATACCTTTTCTTTTTCTGCATAAGTGCATTCTTGTTAAAAGAAACGAGTGGCTGTAGTAGCGTAGCCATAGCTTCGTGAGCAGCAAGAATATCACTCTTATACCTTCGCCCCTCAAAAGATTTCTTCCCAACATCATAAGATGATAGTGAAGGCATATCAGCAAAGTCACCAATACAGATTACGGTATCTGGCTTTTTCTCTACAATATACTCACCGACATGTCGAAGGAAATCTATATTCTGTCCGGGCTTAACTTGTACGTCTGGGATTACCAAATGTTTTGCCATAATATAAATATACTAAGTTAATATTATATAGGTTAATTGGTGGAAGCTGAAGCAGCCAAAGAGAGAGTTCTTTTTGTTGGCTTTTTTGTTTTCCAGCAAAACCATTTAATGCCTTGTTTGTCGCACCAATCTCCATAGGTCGTCTTGCTTTTTTTTGTTAGCTTTACCTGTGAGTTCTGAAAGTACATAATAAATGTAGTGTTAGGGTGCTGTTTTTTTACCTCTAACATTTTACGTCTATCACTTGGCTTAAAGAATCCTTTACATTCTAAAAAAACATTATCTTTTAACTTGAAATCTGGGGTATATGCATTTAAAAGAGTATATGAAATCTTTTCTACTTCATATGCTTTTTCTAAATGATAAAGTTTAGCAATATCTTCTTCAAATTTAGACTTAAATTTATTCATAGTTTATTAAATCTAACTCAGAAACTACTTGTTTCAAGTTTAAATTTGGAAGAAAGTATCCAGATAAAGTCCACTGACTTGGAACCCAACGATCTTGTGCTTCATCATACCAAGCACCGTTCATGTAGTCTTTATACACATGGTAAATGTGTACGGTATCATGCTTTGCAGTTACTACTGCTTTTGTATAGTCTAAGGTAGTTGCCATAGGTCATTCTCTTTACGCCAAATCCACAAACATTGGCCATTCATAAGAAGTCTTTCTTCGGAATCATAAAGCTCTCTTACTGTAGTAAACATTTCTGTTTCGTCATTAAGGTGGTCAATTAATTTACTAGCCTTGACTTTACCAATACCATTTACTCCAAAAATGTTATCTGATCTATCACCGATTAACAATTGCTTGTAGAAATGTCTGAGTCCATCTAGTTCTAATACATCATAGAATTCTTGTTTAACAAAGTTATAATGTTTACCTGCAATTTGATCTAAATCTTTATCAATAGTACAGATAATAGTATCTTCTGTTTGATACATCCCAAGAGCATCATCAGCTTCATGGCCTTCACAAAGTTCGACTTTCCACTCTTTAATTAAATAATCTTTGCAAGAATTTAACCAAAGCGGTAGTGGCTTGTCTTTTCTGTTAGCCTTGTATTCTGGATTAACTTGTTTGCGAAAGTTACCAGATCCTGTAAGGAAGCCACGATATTCTGTTGTATCTGTTATATATAGAATATCCTGCATTAGTTTGTCTGTACGGAGGATGGCAACTTCCTCACCATCCTCCACATCATTACTAGCAGCACACCTATAAGCAACTATGTCAGCATCAATTAAAGCAAGTGATGTCACTGGGGGATGTCTTCGTCAAGGTCAGCAAATGGATCATTAGATTTACCAAAAACAAAATTCTCAAACTGTTTTGCAACTGCTAAAACTTCCTCTGTAGTTGGAGTATGTTTTTCTGTTTTAAGTAGGGCAACAGCATTTGAAATACTGGATTGGCGTACAATCATTACCTGCCGAGCAGCTCGTTCGTCTGCAGTTTCATAGTTGCTTTTTGGTGATGCATTAGCCATACTTCCTCCAGATGTTTGGGTCGCAGCGGCTGGGGCCGCCGCGCCCGGATTGTTACCAGCAGTAACTGTCTGCCATTTCCAATAACCCTTATCATCTTTAGCACGGGTTACAGTGAACACACTGCCCATAGAGGCATTTGAGAGGGCTGTGAACGCTTCCTTTTCTGCAAAGGACATAATCTTCTTACCTTCTACCTTATCTTGGAAGGTTTTATTTTTATAGGCAAGTTCGCAGACCTGATAGCTACCCTTTGCAGTTGGTACTGTGGTTACTGTACTACTTAGTACTTCAATAATTAGATTGCTCATATATTACTGTCCTTTGATAACCAGTTTAGTTACAATACCACGACTGTTTAGAATATCTACTGCGGATTTAACCCAGTTAATAATCCGATCTGAGCTAGCTTTTTTGAACTTTTCAAGCATGATTTTAAATCTCCGTTAAATCTTTAAGGTTTGGGCCAACACTAATTTCATTGGTAAGTGGTAAGTTATACTCTACACCAAAGAGTTTTTGGAAGTTTTTTGGTACATCCATATATATATTATAGAACAAATCTGTAATTGTGTCAACTTCTTTTTTAGGGCAATCAACAACTATTGAATCATGTACAGTATTAATGATCTTTGCTTCTAAGTTTAAGTTCTTTAGCCTACTAAAGAAATCAACCCTAACAATTGTCATAATGTCTGCACCCAGCCCTTGAACTGGATAATTTAGAATAGTTGTTCTAGGCCATACACGTTCTCCTCTATAGTTAGTTGATGGTTCGTATTTATATACTCTACCAGTAGGCATTACTAACTGTCCATGTTGGATGGCTTCTTGCACGATTTTTATGTGCCAAGCATATAGCCCCTTATATTTTTCATAGAATTTGTCAATAATTTCTTGCCATCTTTTTTGTGAGAATCCACATGATGCAAAATCTGCATCAACTGAATATGCGTATGCAGAGCCACCATAAATTAATCTAAACACAAATGTCTTTGCAATTAACCGTGTTGGAAGGCCGAGCACTTGCTGGTTACTGCTATGCATATCAAAGCCACTACGCACTTCTTCTAAAAGAACCGGGTCTTGGCTAAGATATGCAGCACAGTTTACTTCTAATGCTTTCGCATCACTATTAACTATTGTCATACCGACTTACACATAGTTGTTTTGCAAGAGGATCAAAGTTCTGTAGGTTTGGTTTACTAGAACTTAAACGACCAGTTCTTGCTACACATTGATTAAATTGTCCATGAATATAATTATTATTCCAACGCATTTCTTTCATTAGTGCTGGAATACCTAAGAAATATGTATTAACTAGTTTCTCAGTTTTGCTTAACTCTAGTATGGCTGAAATTAACCGCTTAAGTTCTATATTCTTTGGTTTAAGACTCTTTAATGTTTGTTCATCTGTACTGAAGTATCCCTCTTTTTTAAGTTCAGAACCCTTGATTGGTTCAAGTAGTCTTTGGTGTGTATAATCTGTCTTTAAAACTTTATATCTGGTTTGTCCTATCTTTTTACCGCTTTTAAACTCACCGACAGGATACCTAGTATCATCAGTAATGGTGCCACCATAAAGAATACAACTAATATGATCTCCACTAGCAGGGTTAAGATTAGGGCAATCGGAATAAGCACGAATAGTATTTCTATAAGAGATAATTTCTCCCGTATATGTTCCGGCAAGCTTTTTTGATTTCTCATAGTCATATAGTATACCATTATATTCGGTTTCTTGCAAGACTTTTAAGTCAGCACATTGTAATTTATATAGATTCCATTTGTTAGTGTCTTTAAGAATCTTTTCTTGTAATTGGTACACTTTACGGGTAAGTTCTACATCCATATATAGATATTCTTCAAGAAGATCTGGTGGAATATCCCAAGTCTCAATTCCCTTTTCCCAGTAATCCTTCTTGATAATATCAAGCTTATGTTCGTTTAAGTATTGACTAGCACAGCTTTCTAGTGAAGGAAAGGCGTGTTGTTGATTACTGATGAGGAACTCAGCAAGTTGAGCATCCCGCAATATAGCATTGGTACTAATACCCACATTGCGTAACCAATGAAGATCAAACTTAAAATTAAACCCCAGTAGGATCGTAGCTTTTTTAAGATCATTTGCTAATTCCTTTGTGTTATAATAATGCTTATAACTAACTTGATTCCAATCATCATCACAAAACATTAGTCCAGCAACTACTAGACAGTTTCGTTTGTCAAATGGATTGCCATTGTTTCGTGTTGTTGTCTCTACATCTAAGACTGCTTTCATGTTTTTTCTGCTGGAATAAATTCTAGTAATTCCCAATCTTCAAAACCATAGTCTCGTCCACAGTGAGCTTTACAATATTTAAGAAAATCAAATAGAGCAGCAATTGCTGCTTCCTCTGTTTTAGCTTTCATAAGAATATTAAGTTGAATGTCAAAGTTCATTGCTTTCCTCTTGCCAAGTACGGTAAAAAAAGTGTGCTCCACAACTATCCATTACTGATTTTGGATATCCTTCTTCTAATAACCAATCCTTAATATTACCAATATCCTTTAGTTTATCTTCTGGAATAGCCTTAGGGAAGCCGTATTTCCATCCTGAGGGTGGGTCAATATAAATTAGTTTCATATATATGTTTACCAGTGATGTATAGCATTAATAATGAGAACTAGATCAGCAATTACTGCTAAGATTACATAAGGCTGACCAACTGTGGGGGAATAATTCTTCACAAATTTCTCCGATAGCATGACCGACCTCAGCACTTTCTACTTGTGCGTGTGCGTCTGTTCGTTGTTTCCATACTCTATGGAAAAACACTAGCGAACCAGTCCAGTACC